TACTTCTTTAGAGAGTATGCTAACTTTCCAAAGAGATACGAATACACCTATACTTGGGACGATTAACACTTGCTATCGTTACTAGTATGGGGTATGATACCTATACAACACAGGCACAGTTGCCGATAACCCTTGAGAGGAATAGCCAATGGCTTTCGATATGATCCCAGACCACCTAGACTTTGCAGTAGACTTTGAAGATACTAAAGTGAGCGATAAAAAGTATGTTATCAACCAAAACACAGGCAAGTACCTTGGCATTGTTGGTAAGTCTTTCCAGTGTGCATCGCATGGTGACTTCTATCGTGGCGTCATAGAGAATGTGACTGAAGAACTAAATGCCTATGAAGTCAGGGGTGCTGACATGCAGTGGCGTACCGCACGTAATGGTGCATGGGCTATGCTTGACATCACCCTGCCCAACATGAAAGGCACCATCACCACAGACAAACATGAGACTAGCATAGGCAATCGTATCATATCTTTGCATGGCATTGATGGGTCATGTTCCAATCAAGTATTCTTTGGGGCTATTGATTTCTTCTGCACCAATGGTATGATTACTGGTGACTATGACAAGGTGCGTAAGAAGAACACCGCCAACTTTACCCTTGATGGTTTCATTAAAGAATTGACACGTGCAAGGGGTGACTTCTATGACACCGCTGAAAAGATGCAGGTCTGGGCTAACACCTCAACCAAGTATGTCAATGTCAAGTCATTGCTTGATGATATGATTTCATCCAAACGTAAGGCAGAGAAAATGTTTGCCTTGTACAGCCATGAAGCTAATATCCGTGGGCATAACAAGTTCTCTTTGTACTCTGCCTTTACCAACTATGCCAGCTATGCTGATGAACGTAATGGGTTCAACCTAAAGAACACAGGCAACGACACACAGGCAGTCAGCATGTGGTCACGTGAGCAAGAGGTGAGCAAGTGGGTAAGTGATCCCAAGTTTATCACATTGGAAGCTGCATAATGACTAACCTACCAAGATTTGTACAGCCACGTAAACAACCCAAAGGTGTGGTGTCCTATCGTTTCAATCCTCCCCAGTGCCTAGTCGATGCTGGGGTGGTGAGCCGCAAGGAATGGGGCAGTGATCTTAAACAGGTTAAGTTACTCGCCAAAGAGTTGAATAACTTAGTTGATAACTATCGTGAGGAACAGGCATTGATCTTCAATGTCAAGCCAAGCAGCACTGTTGCAAATTTGTCACAGTATTACTTTGCCTCCAATGATTTCAAGGCGTTGCGTGATACAACTAAGGCACATTACAGGTACTTCATTGGCCTGTTGGTGTCATCAATAGGACACATGCGGCATGGTGATGTTACCTCTAAGGTTGCAAAGCATTTGTATGAACAGTGGGTTGAGCAAGGCATCAGCTTTGCTAATCATGGTGCAACCTGTGCCAGCCGTGTCTTTAATTATGCTATTGAAATGGAACAGATCAATGCCAATCCTTTCACCAACATTAAGCGCAAGGCCACACCACAACGTAAGGTAGTTTGGAAACATTCAGATGTGGTAGGATTTATGGACACTGCCTTTGCTCAGTATCAGTACCGTAACGTGGGCTTGATTGTGGCTATGGCTTACCAGTGGTGTCAACGTCTGGGTGACATGCGTATGCTAACGTGGGACGCAATAGACTTTGACAGGCAGCGCATGTACCTTCAGCAGTCTAAGCGTAGGGCAGAGGTGTTCCTACCTATTGATGATGAGTTATTTGTAATGCTACAGGATCAACGGGGTGACTATGGCTTTCAGCCCTATGTTGCACCACACCCTGCGCCTGTCGGCGGTACGTTTCTGCCTTATGCTATGCAGAGACTATCAAAAGTAGGCCGTAAGATTATGAGGGCCGCTGACCTACCTAATAGCCTACGTCTTATGGACTTACGTAGAACTGGGGTGACACAAATGGTTGAGGCTGGTGTACCTTTGCCACAGTTGATGGCTGTGACAGGACACACACATGTTGCATCTGTGAAACCATATATAAAAAATACATTCGCCTCTGCAAATAATGCCTTGACAGCCAGACATGCTCATGTAGAATTGAGTGTAACGAAGAACATTGAAAGTGATAGGTTATGAATATAATAGAAATTATAAATGACTTACAGTTAAGTGTTGGTGATAGTAAACGCATGGCATGTCCAGTGTGTCACACTAAGAATACATTTACTATTACTAATACAATGGGTAAGGTTGTTTGGAATTGTTATAGGGCTAGTTGCACTGTCAGTGGTGGTACAAATGTGGCACTGTCTGTTAGTGATGTTCGCAAGGCACTGGGTTACATGGAGCCAGAGGCAGACAAGCCTATCCCATTTGTAAAGCCAGACTACATAGTAAATGATGGGCCTGAGTGTTGGAAGTACCTCAAGCAGTATGGCCTATCTCCTATTGATGTTATTGTATTGTATGACGTAAAGGATCACCGCATTGTCTTTCCTGTGCTAGACGAGCGAGGTGTGATGGTTGATGGATCAGGTAGATCATTAGGAAAAAGAATACCTAAATGGAAAAGATATGGGAATAGTGACTTGCCATACCATCATGGCTGTGGTAATGTCGCTGTAGTGGTGGAGGACAGCGTGAGTGCAGCAGTCGTAGGTGCGACAGTGAATAACGAACTCAAGCTGGATGCCTCAGATGATGATGTATATGTCGGGGTGGCTGTGTTGGGTACATCATTATCGGAGGGACACAAGAGGTACTTGTCGCAGTTCTCCACCATAATCGTAGCACTTGACCCCGATGCCTTACCTAAGTCACTCAAGTTTGCTAAAGAGCTACGTACTTACTGCCCTGATGTCAGGGTATTGAAGTTGACAGACGATCTAAAATATAATAACCCAGTAGATATAATTAATCTGATAGCCCTAACAGAAGGATACACCCCAGATGGAACTAGCACTAATACGTAGTCTGATGGACAAAGAGTTCTATGACAATCACCGTGGATCACGATGCCCAGAACGATTGTTCAGCCCTGATGTACGTAAGATCAAGAAGGCAATCGACAGTGCCATGCAGCGGTATGAACGCACTGTAACACCTGATGAGATTGAGGCGTTGTTCATGTCGAGCAATGCCACCCTCACTACAGCACAGAAGACAGCATACTCTGCACTCTTTGCCACTGTAAAGAGAGAGGCACCTATGGGTGTGGACATTGCACAAGAGGTGTTGTCTAAACTATTCCAACAGGTAATCGGTGAGGACATTGCCAACCTTGGCTTTGATTATGTCAATGGTACTAAGGATACCCTTGAGCCATTGCGTAACATGCTTGAACAGTATGGTGATGACTTCACCCCCAAGCTAAACATTGAGTGGGAAGACTCAAGCATTGACCACATCCTGTCACTCAATAGCCTTGAGAGCCAGTGGACATTCAACATCCCTACCCTCACACGTAAGGTAGAGGGCGTCAATGCTGGTCACTTGATTGAGGTTGGCGCACGTCCTAACACTGGCAAGACTTCATTCCATGCCAGCCTAATTGCTGGTGAGGGTGGCTTCGCATGGCAGGGTGCTAAGTGCATTGTCCTGTGTAATGAGGAAGGCTATCACCGTGTGGCTCACCGCTACATCACAGCCGCCGCTAACATGGAAGCCAAGGATGTTGTCGCTAACAAGGGCAAGGCAATGGCTGCATACGATAAGATCAGAGACAATGTAAAGTTCAAGGATGCTACTGATCGTGACATGTCATGGGTTGAGAGTGTGTGCAAGACATACAAGCCTGACATTGTGGTGCTTGATATGGGTGACAAGTTTGCCAAGACAGGTGGCTATGCCCGTACTGATGAGGCACTAAAGGCTAACGCTATCTATGCCCGACAGATTGCCAAGCAGCATGGCTGTGCTATCTTCTATATGTCCCAGCTATCAGCAGAGGCAGAGAACAAGGTGGTACTCAATCAGTCAATGATGGAAGGCTCACGTACAGGCAAGGCAGCAGAGGCTGACCTGATGCTGTTGATTGCTAAGAACCCACCAGTGGAAGGCGCTGACGAAGAGGACACAATGCGGCACCTCAATGTCGTTAAGAACAAATTGTCTGGGTGGCATGGTATTG